TACCAGTTATATACGGCTGTACTGATAATACCTCATTAAATTATAATCCAGATGCTAATACAGATGATGGTTCTTGTGTTCCAATCCTTTACGGATGTATGGATCCAGATTCATTTAATTACAACCCATTAGCTACAGTTGATGATGGAAGCTGCATACCAGTAATAGAAGGATGCACTGATCCAAATGCTTTAAATTACAACCCAGATGCTAATACAGAAGACTTTAGTTGTATAGAAATAGTATATGGTTGTACAGATCCTGAATCAGTAAATTATAATCCAGAAGCTAACGTAGATAACGGTACTTGTATTACAGCTGTAGTAGGTTGTATGGACCCAGAATCTTATAACTTTAACCCAGAAGCTAACGTACCAGATCCAGATGCTTGTTTATATGACGCTGGTTGTATTACAGGACCTGGTAACCCATATTGGTTAAATGATAATTGTTATGCTTGGGTAATTGATGTAGATGATTATTGCTGTGATAACGAATGGGATCCAGTATGTCAAGAAATGTACAACTACTGTGAGAATGGATGGCCAGAAGGATTTGATATAAACGGAATGTTTAGTAGATCATTTAGCAGTATAGTTGTTTATCCAAACCCTACAAGCGATATATTAAATATTGGAACTCATTTAGATATTACTCATACATTGAGAGATTTACAAGGAAGACTTATTATAAATAACTCTACTAATAAATCAATAGATATGTCTAAATTAGGATCAGGAGTTTATTTCTTATCTATTAGCCACGAAGGCAAAATATTTAACAAAAGAATAATTAAAGAATAAAATGAGAAAATTATTAATACTATTTTTAGTAATCCCGTTTTTAGGTTTTAGTCAAGAATCTAAATTTAAAAAAGAGTTAAAGAAAACACTTAAGTTTTCGACTATATTTGCAGCGATAAATGGAGGAACATCTTTATCAGATAGAAATCAGTTTTCTGTAAATACAGGTGCTTTAGTTCAAAATACAATAAAAACACCATTTGATTATTCATTATCACTAGGTATTAGAAAAATAGCTAGATTTCAATACGAAAATAGAGAAAATGTATTTTATAATGGTACAGAAGAATCTTATTCAGATAATGCAACTTTAGGTAGGATAAAAGGATTTGAATTTCTATTTGAAGGAGATTTAAGGAGAATACAGGGAGTTGAATATTTAGACCAACACCACTTCTTAAGATATGTAGCTGAAGATTGGGTTGCTAAAGTAGAATATTTAGTGGGTGGATTTATTGATATTGAATATTTCCAAGCTTCCCAGAGATACAGACATAACATTACTAAAGAATTTTCTATCAATTTAGGTGCTGCTCAAAGACTTGCTAAACCTTATGGATATGATCCTTTAGCGGAATGGATGCTAAGTAATGGTAATTTACATTACACATGGCTTGCTATTCAAGAAGGATATGAAGTAGAATTTGATGGTACAGGAGGAGAAACATATTTAGACCCTTCAGGTAATGTAGTAGCAACTAGTACAGAAGTATGGGAAGAAGTAATAATTCCACAAGTATTAGTTGATTATGTAGAAAAGAAAGAAAATGCAGCTCCTTTAAGATTAGAGTATTCTCTTATATTTGGCTTCGATTATTATAAATATTCTAAAGACTTCTGGCTACATGCTTGGGGTAATGTAATGCCTTTTCATGTAAAAACTGGAGATGAGTTTTCTTACCATAATTATAATGGAGGTCAATGGACTGATTATTCTGGTGGTTTAATATTTGGATACAAATTAACTAAATCACTTGGGTTATTTGCCGAAGGTACTTATAATAAGTACTGGAATAGAAATTGGCATAACTTTTCAATGGGAGTTAATTATATAATATTTTAAAAATGGCTAAACAAGCAAAAGAATTAAGCGAAAATACAAGTTTTACAGTTAGTATTCAAACACTAATTGGTATTGCATTCGGTATAGCTACAGTAGTAGGTATGTGGTTTGCACTTCAAGCTGATATAGAAGAAGCTAAGGAATTACCCGTAGCACCACCACCAGATGTTACTAGAATGGAATACGATATGAAAGACCAATTGATACGTCAAACAATTATGACTACTCAAGATGATGTTAAAGAATTAAAAGATAGAATGATTCGGATGGAAGAGAAGATTGATAAACTAAGATAAATTTATTATGAAAAAGTTATTAACATTTGGAATATTTTTATTATCATTTTCATTATATAGCCAAATAGAAGTAAAGTATTTTAATGCCGGTTGGAATGCAGCAAATGATATTGTTTGGGTTGATAAACTCTCAGATTGCAAAATTGAAAAATTTGATATAGGAGCTAAACCCGCGGATGCAGGTAAATTTAAAGTAGTAGTTGTACCAACTATTGTAATATTTCAAGACGGAGAAGAAGTAGAAAGATATCAAGCTGATATTAGCTTTAAAATGTCAGCCACTAGAGAAGAAGTTCAAGATTATATTGATGAACTTATAATGAGCGCTTTCTAGCTCATATTTATCATAAAACAAATCGGTTACTAATTAATACGTTATATATGTTAAATTATTTAAAACGTAAATGGATGGCATTTAAAAATTTATTTGATGATGATAATAACATCAACGAAAAATCAGTAGTAGGATTCTTAGCATTTGCTGTAATGGTAATATTTGCAGTAGCAGACTTATTAACTGGATATTTAGGTAAAGACTTAGTTATAAATGAATTTATATATGATTCTTTTGTATTGGTAGTTTTAGGAGCCTTTGGTATTGCTGAAGCAGGTAAAATATTTGGTAATAAAAAGTAAATTATGGCAGACGCAATACAATGTATGATAGCAATTGACGACGTAAAGTCCTCAGTTCAAGGTAATGATCCAAGAACATGGATGAAAGCATGCGCTATAGAAACTTTACTAAAAGGTAAAAGCGGTAAGGATTTTAAAAATTGCCTAATAGGTAAAATGGAATCTACCAAAGCACACATCGAAGACCCAGCAGGATATGCAGATGAATTGTATAGTAAGATAAAAAATAAATGTAGTTAATTATGAGCTGTTATACAAGAGAACAAATAGAAGAAGTAATGAATGTCAAAGGCTACAAATACTTCACAGGAGGAGATTACGATGTTAATATCATTGGAGTAAGAAATTCAGAGACTAAAAATAGAGTCACTAATGCTTTTGATGACTGTATAACACTATCTTATAAAATAGAAGGTGAATGGCAATTCCATTGTTTTAAATGTACTACGGATCCTGGAACACACTGGGAACAAAATTTATTAAATAAAAAAGGAGTTGCAATATTAAAACCAGGACAATATAGAGGTTCCCATGAATTAAGACTACACCAAGGCAAATATTTAGCTTTAGGGCAAAAATCCCCAGTTAAAGTATATAGAGACAATAATAGAGATGGTAAATATGATTTACTAGAAGAAAATATTGATGAAGGTATCTTTGGAATTAATATTCATAGAGCAACCGGAAGATCAGGAGGAAAATCAATAAGAGTAGACAAATGGTCTGCGGGTTGTCAAGTAATAGCTGATAATGATGATTGGCATCAATTTTTAGATATATGTCAAACAGCAAGGGAGATTTGGGGTAATTCATTTACCTACACATTATTAGAAAGCAACGATATAGTATAAGATGAAAACTACACAATCTATCATAGCAATAACAAGTATGTCACTAGGATTTATATGTTCCTATTTTATGGAACTCACAATGCAAAATGCAGAACAGTATTTAGCAATCACTACTTTAGTATTTGCCGATGGGTTTTTTGGTATTATAGCTGGTATTAAAAGAGAAGGTTTTAAAACCTATAAAGCTATAAAAATTTTAAGAACTTTAATTTTTTGGGTTATCATGTTAACCCTAATATTAGTAATAGAAAAAAGTATACCCGGAGCTGGGTGGTTAAGCGAAACTATGCTTATGCCTTTAGTAATATTCCAATTAATAAGTACTGTAAAAAATGCATCCATGGCTGGGTTCATTAAAGCAGATATTGTCAATCAAGTATTAGATAGTATTGATAAACATAAGGGCGTTAGAAAATAGGTTGCCCCCTCTCTACTTTTTTATTATATTTATAACCATGTTAAAGAATATTAAACAAGGAATGTTTCCATTCCTAATTGGATTTTCTGCCCTGTCAGTTTCAGCTTCAGCCGCTTTCTATTCAGTTAGTGGCTTAAGCAAACTTTTTGCTGGGGCTAGTTTAGAGGTTATTATAATGGCGGGTTCATTAGAATTTGCTAAATTAGTTACAGCTTCCCTTTTGTATCAATATTGG